GTTCAAGATGGCATCAGCAATCGTGTAACCTTTCTTAGTATATGTCTCCTGTACCTTAGACCATAGTGCTTCTTTGGTATCAGGTGTATTAGCTAAAGTCTTTGAAGCAGTAACCATACCCATACCTTTGATACCAAGTATTCCGTCACCTGCGTCACCTGCCAACGACATCTCAAACCAATGCCTGTTTGCTTTTTTGTTTGTAATATGTTCTATCGAATCATCAGCTATAAGTTTACATGGTAGTGTTCTCATATCTTTATCTACTGAAACTATTATCGGGTCTTTGTATCTGCCATTAGTAGCAAGCAAACCTAGTACGTCATCATCTTCAAGGTTTGGATAGGCTACAGTTTCATATCTTTCTTTTACTTCTTTGATAACACTCTTGAGTGCTAGTGGTTTACGTTTACCTATTCTGTTAATCTTGTACTCAGGAAATATCTCATGTCGAAATGTAGGGTAAGAAGTAAAGCACATAACTATGTCATGCTTACTGTTGGTAGGAGAATATTTATATATAAAATCATTTGAATCAGCAATACTTTTATATACATCTAATCTGTTCTCTATCAGATTAAGTATGTCTCTTTCATCAGAGTGAAGAGTATGCTCCCAATCATTCCATCTTGTGTCTTGTTCACAGGCACAGCAAGAATTGTAGATCAACCAATCAGCATCAATAAGTAAAGTCATAGCTAAATAAAATCCTCATATACAACAAGCCGACCTGTCTTCTGGTCGTACAATAATTTATCTACTTCTCCTGTCATGCCAGTATGTCTAGACTTCAGTACCTTTAGCTGTAGTCTTTGTCTTTCACTAGCATCTCCTGTCTGGTTTCTTGATGCAGACAGTACAACATCTGATAGCTGAAGAAGACTATGGCTACCTCTCAAGTCTGATGTATCTACTTCTCTGCCAGACTCATGTGATTGTCCTTGTGGTCTGCGTAGATGGCTGACCAATACAATAGCTATACCAGTAGCTTCACTCAAACTTCTAAGCTTAGTCATTATTATATCTATTGCTTTGCGTTCATTATCTAGTTCAAGACCAGACAAAACTATGCTTATGTGATCTAGTATGACTACCTTTACTCCATCAACAGTAGCTAAATATCTAATCTGTTCTAGCAATACATCAGGTTCAAGACTACCGAAGTGGTTGTATAAAAAAAGATTGCGTGTTGATGTGAGGTTATCAAACGCAATCCGCAGATCATCTTTAGTTATGCCATCTTCATTTAAGTGCAAAGGAATGTTCAAGTCAATACCCACAAGACCTTGAAGAGTTCTTTGTACTGATTCTTCTAAACCAATGTAACCAACCTTAGTATTTTTTTTAAGAAAATGATGGCATAGTTCCCTGCATATTGTGGATTTACCAGCACCACTAGCACTAGCTACTGTAAAGATCTGACTAGGAAACAAACCTTTTGTGTATTCGTTCAGCTTTGGAAATGGAAAGTCTGATACAGGTTTACTTGTTTCTTTGGTAAACAAATCCCAAGCGTCTGCTGCATTGATAAGAGAGTCAGGTCTTACTGGTCTAGCTTTCCATAACCTATCTTTTACTAGCTCACTTTCTCCTGATACAAGATGATCGTTAACGTCATTA